AGTTAGCCCCTAAACAAAAGTGACTCTGTAAAGTGTAGATAATTCTAGGTTATTGTGGTGTGGTTGATTATGAGCAGAGGACTGGTAATCCTCTGCTTTTTTATTGTCTTAATCGTGCTTTCTTTCCAGTTTCTGAGTTAAATCTATTTGGAGTTGCTGCTATAAATGCCTCAACATTTTCCCTAAACAAATACCAACCTTTACACTCAAATTTATTATTACTATCACTTACGATTGATCTCCTTATATTAGCATTAACTTTTCTATTTCCCTCTATATCTTCGGCACAATCTGCTTGACTACTCCATACTTTTCTTTCTCCATTTTTATGAATTCCGTATATCTTACTCCTTGTATTTTCTCTTTTTTTCACATCAACTAAATCACTATCTTTCCAACTCCATCTATATCCACCTGCTTGAAATGTTATTCCTTTAATACAAGCAGTTATAGAACTTCTCAATATTCCCAACTCTTTACCTGCTGCTCCTCTGCTCTTATAATCCTTTATATGTTTCCCATCTAATGTATAACAACTGATAGGAATAGTGTCTGGATGATATGCTAACTCTATGTCTCTCTTTACACCTTCACCACCGAGAGTTGAGTTATATCCATTTCTGTATGTGTCAAACTTGTTAATCCAATATGCTTCTCTTTCATTAACATCTTCATCATCACAAGTTTCTATTACATAGAAGGTAAAGTTATCTACCCCATACTTATTGATTGCGTCACTGATTACCATAGGATTGTAATGCCCTTTTGCATTGTATTTGTGTTGCCTCCATCTCTCATAAGGATTTGATAGTGTAGTCTTACCCACATATCTTCTACCATTTTCCTTATTCTCTATGATGTAGATTGATGCCATTTGATTAACGCAGATATGTTTTTATTTATGAGTTAATTGTTAAAAAATGAGGGCTAAATGTTGAAATAAATATATTCTTGTGTGTGAAATGGTGTGATAATTATTGTTATTATTCTGTGATAATGATACGAATTATGATCAATTAAGACCCTCTAATCGTCTTTATGATCTTATAAACGTGCGGAGGTCTTGTGATCTTACCGAGCATAGCATAAGGACCGCACTTTGTCAACCACAGGAACATCAGAAATCCCACACATCCTCCCCCAAAAACATAAGGACCGCAAATAAATACCCACAACCCATTGACATCGACACTCAGAAGTCTTATAGTATTCCCATACACATTCGGAGAACACTTATGTCGGTTGCATTCACTCAGGCACAGAAGGTTCGTTATCGTGTCACCCTAGATCTTGAGGTTTTCGCAGACTTCGACCCGCATCAAATGGACTGGGAGAAACTCTTTAAGTTGGAACCTGCTGAGAAGTGCTCCGCGTATGTTGAAGACCTTAGCACACCTGATTCCTGGTGATTTGGTGTCTTAAGATACACAAATAAGGGTTTGAGTTTTGATAGCATAACCCCCCTAAATACCCCCAGTTATGCTATCAAAACTATGAGACCCCTAAAGTATAGAAATCTGGGTGCTGGGGTGATGATCCGAGTCCCTGAAAGTGTCACTGCTATTCTACCTCAACTGCAAGACGTTATGCAACAGTTAGAGGAGAACGGTGAGGATAGTGTAGAGGTCTTATCTACAGTGCTTGATGAGATCCAGGAAAGGCACAATTAAAGTTACTCACCTTGAAAGTGTCCCAGTAGTATGAACATCAACGATCTCTACGACAGCATCAAACTCTCCGAGGATCTTGCTGAAGAAAACTATCAGCAACGCAATGGAGTTGTTGATTATCGTTTGGACGGTATTTGCAACCACTACTTTCCTCTTTATGTTGAGAGCAATCCGTCATACAAGAATGGTGAAATCTGCCTGACGACCAAACTCTCTAAGACTGTAAAGGGTCAGTTCCGTTATACTTACCAAATCAACGGTAAGCGTATCGCAAAGAAACTGATTGTCTCTGAGTTTCTCCTTCTGGGTGCATTTGCCTGACCATTAAAGTTACTCACCTTGAAAGTGTCCTAGTAGTATGAGGGGCAGACAAACGACCCCCACCAAGACTTCACTCACAACACACACAATGACTACCACTTACCAACACGATGTTCTCTCCACCGAGTATAATGGTTGGGAGAACTATGAGACCTGGAATGTTGCTCTGTGGATCAACAATGATGAGAGTTTGTATCACCTTGCTATGGACTGTGGTGATTATGAAACCCTTGTAAATCGTCTCTACAGTGATTATGGAGTGCGTGAAACTAAGGACGGAGTTAAGTTCAACGATCCGAAAGTTAACGTGATTCAGATTAACTCTGACGTGTTCGATTTCTAGTCCTAAGTAACACTCACTCATTCACTCTTAACTAACACTCTGATGCTGAACTTCATCCCCTACGCTATCCGTCGTCCCTTCTACTATGTGTTCGACCTGATCGCATGTTCTGATTTTCGCAGTGAAGAACTCTCCCGTATCTTCGATGCTTATGAGTATGAGCAATCGATGCAGATTCTGGGGTTCGTTAACTACTTGGGTATCACTGGTCAGTTAGATCTCAAGGAGAACTTTTCTCTGTTTGCTGATGTCCAAGACCTGGAGCAAGCAATCAACAAGTGGAACGAATATAAGGCACAGAGTAACACCTCTGTGCCTGCCTAAGTAACACCAACTCCTGTCGCATGAGTATAAACTAGGCACAACACAGTTCACAACACTTTTCTTCTTTATTATGTCCAAGTCCGTGATGCTTTCTCTGCTGGCACAAGGTAACACTGGCAGCGAGATTCTGCAGATCCTCGATACTCTCATCGAAGACAATCAGAGTGCTATTGCTTATGCTGAACCGACTGCAGATGTGATCGAGTTCTGATACTAACTGTGTGCCCCTTGGTTGACTCTGAGGGGCACTTATGTTAGACTCTTATTCGTTATCGTTTTCGGCAGTTATTTGTCGGTTGCGGTTATGTGCCCTGCGGGCGTAACGGGGGGTTAATAAAAATCGATGGGTCCCTGTAACCTACAGAGGTGACAAATCGACCTTTAAATATCACGATCATAAAAAAATCCCGGAAGTATGAGAAGACGTAAAAACCCTTATTGGAGTTTCTGGAAGGTAGTCTTTGCGGGATGGTTAATACGATATCCACGGCAGTGCTTTACGATCTTCGGAGGCACTGTCGGTTTTTTGTTTGTGTTGATATATAATGCTGTGAGATAAAAAATTCCCGGAAAAATTTTTATGACTACAGAGGTTCGCCCATGGGGGTTATTTGAAAATTTATTAGAAGAAATTGACTATAAGGTAAAGAGAATTATTATCTCACCAAATCAATCAATATCACTCCAATATCATTTCCATAGGGAAGAGTATTGGATAGTTGTTGAGGGTGATGGAGAACTAACTCATGAGGATATTGTAAGAACTGTAGAAGTTGGTGATAGTGTTTTTATTAGTAAGGAAGATGTACATCGTCTCAAGGCTGGTAAGAATGGTATCACAATCATTGAGACCCAGATTGGATTATGTGATGAGGATGATATTGTACGTTTAGAGGATCATTACGGGAGAGTAGAGTGATGGAAAAAATTTACCACATATATGCAAAGGATCGTTGTTTATTTCATTCTATCAAAGAAGATGAATTTGAGATTACTTGGAAGACCTTAAAGAATATGGTAGGTATTATGCATACAGATTATGAGGTTGATGATTTATCTTATGAGGAGCTTATGGTAAACCGGAAAGTCTCGCTCGATAGTTCCTATTGACAAGACCATATATAGACTGTTAAAATTGATCTGAAGGTTATTTTTTCTTATGGCAAAAGGATTTACTTTGAAGGCTAATGCGCCAAAACCCAAAGAAGCAGAATGGGATTATGATGCGATTAAGGAACGTATGAAAGGCAAATCGATTGTCTTTTGTCTTCCTGGTCGTGGGTGCTCATTTACTTTTCTAAAAGCATTTGTTCAACTTTGTTTTGATCTTGTTCAAAATGGAATGAGTATTCAAATTTCTCAAGACTATTCTTCCATGGTTAACTTTGCTCGTTGTAAAGTTCTTGGAGCAAATGTATTGCGTGGTCCTAAGCAGGTTCCTTGGGACGGTAAACTGGAATATGATTATCAACTCTGGATTGATAGTGACATTGTATTCAATACTGAAAAGTTCTGGCAACTTTGTGATCTTGCACTTCCCGCAGATGGTGAAGAGAAAGAGATCGTTGCTGGTTGGTATGCAACGGAAGATGGTCACACTACCTCTGTTGCGCACTGGTTAGAAGAAGATGACTTCCGTAAGAATGGTGGAGTCATGAATCATGAGAACGTAGAGGGTATCTCAAAGCGTCGTAAACCTTTTACAGTAGATTACACTGGATTTGGTTGGGTCCTGATCAAGAAGGGTGTCTTTGAAAATCTTGAGTATCCTTGGTTTGCTCCTAAGATGCAAGTCTTCGAATCTGGTGCAGTTCAAGATATGTGTGGTGAAGACGTTTCATTCTGTCTTGATGCAAAAGAAGCTGGTTACGAGATCTGGTGCGATCCTCGTATTCGTGTGGGACATGAAAAAACTCGTGTAATCTAATGACATTTAATATCTTATACAAAGGACGTAAGATATATCAGAACCTTAGTCACGAAGAATGTACTGAGGTTCTTGACGAACTCTCCTCTAAGTACTATACTGATGAGGACTTTGATATTGAACAACTCGAACTGGAGGAAATCTAATGGCACTTAATAAGACTATCTTTGAAAAGGGAGCACCGAAAAAAACTCGTCAAGGACGTTCTCCCCGGACTCTTCTCTCTCCAACCTCTCGCAATGGTCGCAAGAAAAAGTATCGGGGTCAAGGAAAATAAATGTATCATTTAGATCCACAAGATGAATGGAATTCGATACATCCAGAAGATCTGTGGGTCTATAATAAACTATTCTTAAATCAACGTTTAAGGCATCTCTGTGGACCTACAGGGGTGCCTGTTCCATATTCAGGATACTATATCGTCCGACCAAGTATTAATTTACTCGGCATGGGACGATTTTCTCGTAAGGAGTGGATTTATAAAAGTACTGATAAGTTTCATCCATCAGAGTTTTGGTGCGAAATGTTCTATGGGGATCATTACAGTATTGACTATCATAATAAAAAGTCAGAACTGGTGGTCTTAGGTGAAAGAGATGATGAAGATTTGTTCTATAAGTGGAAGAAATGGACTAAAGTAGATGTAGAAGTTCCATTTCCATCTATATTAAATAGTTTAAAAGGTGACTATGAGTGGATTAACTGCGAATTTATCGGAAATCATCTTATAGAGGTTCATTTTAGAAGAAATCCGGATTTTAGATATGGAAATACAGTTGCAATTCCTGTTTGGAAAGATGAAAATATAGAAAATATTGAAAATTTTAGGTTTATTGAAGATGAAGATTATCTGAGAAGAGGTTTTTACATCGATTAACGGGATAGCAACCCCGTAAAAAGTTCTGATTTAACAAATCAGGAGAGCAAAAATGGGAAAACCATCAGATCGTGACACTAATTACATGTATGAACTGTGGGGAACCACTAATTTAACCTCGGATTATGGTGTTTTTGAAAAAATTGAAAATAAAAAAATGCTTAGAGAGATCAATAATGATGATCTAACACCAAAAAAGCATGATTTTGCAATTCAAAATGAACTTCATGCAAAAATTCGCAATGATGTGGATTATGATGATTGGGAATATGGAACTGAACCACTCTATGAGTCGAAAAAAGGTGATAAATAAGTTAGATTTATAATATTTTTATGCCTGTAGAACGGCTAAGTAGAGGTTTTAAAGATCTTAGTATGTCATTTCAGGCAAATCCCCTGAATAATGACTTGATCTCTATCACAAACGAGACTGCTATAGCACGTTCCGTCAGAAATCTCATCTTTACTCTCCCTGGAGAAAGATTTTTTAATCAAAATTTAGGTTCAAGAGTATCTAAAGTTCTCTTCGAGAATATGGATGAGATTTCTGCTTCTGTAATAAAGGATGAGATTGAAAATACGATCAATAATTATGAACCAAGAGTAGATTTAATATCGGTAGATGTCTCTCCAAATT